TTAGCTGCGCTTTGGCGGCTTTACCACTGGCAGTGCGTGGTCATAGCGACCTGTCGTTGCTGGTGTTACGTGCCCTGCAGCATCTTGTTTGTCGCCCCGGTTGCCCACTGTGTCGGTAATGCCGCGATGCTTGAGGCCATGCAGAGAAAAGCGCTCCCGCTTCGTGATGATCCCTTCAGTCATTGCGAGCGTAATGAATCGTTGCCAGGCACTATCCAGAGATGACTTAGCCATGGGGCTACCAGTCTGTTCAACGAGTAGCCGCCGATCCTCGGCCTTGATAGGGACTGGAAAGCTTCGGCCTTTCTTATTCCAGATCGCGGTTCGCCGCGCTGCGAGGAAATCCCACGCTTCGATCATCTCAGGATCCCACTCGGTAAGCGTATCGCGTGATCCTTTGCGCCGCTGAGCATGTATGCCTGTTGGCTGCTTATGTGTGTCATTGAGGGTGCACACCTCGATGCCGCGTAGGCGCGCGCTATACGCGAGCACCATGACTGGCGCCAGGTAGCTCGGGCAACTACCCTTTGTGTGTGGTGGACGGGAGCCGCGTTCACGAGCGAAGGTCAACACCTTGTCGAATGCAGCCGGCGTTGGCATACGGTGCTTCTTTGCTTCGCGTGCTTGCCTCACGCCGATGGCTGGATTTGATCTACATAGGCCGACACGCATGCCCCATGCGAGTGTGCGACGTAAGTAGCGGTGAAGGTGATTTGCTTTACTGGGCGTTGCAGGAAGCGCGGGTTGGTGATCGTTGGCAAGCCGTCCCATTGCGAAAACTTCCACGAGTCGCTGGATCACAGGCGTCGTGATGCGATCAACCTGGACCGAGCCCAGTTTCGATCCGTCCTTGCGCAGATAGTCGGCAATGGAGTCGGCATAGCGCTTGTAGTCATCTTGCGTGTCGGTCGCTAGTTCCTTGAACTCCAACGACTCATGGAAGCGATCAAAGAGATAACGCAACGTGCCTCGCATGCCCTTGCCTGCACGTTCCTCAATGATTCCGTGCAGTTCCGATAGACGAGCTCCAGCGTAGGCCACGGTTTGCTTTCGTCTGTTCCCACCTTCGGGATGCGGCTCGACGACGTACCACCGGCCATCCCCCCAATAAAGGCCGCGCGGGAGCGCGGCCTGATCAATGTGAGATGGTATGAGGGGATTGAATTTGCGCTTGCGGCCTCTTGCCATTACATCAGCTCCTGTTCTGTATCCATCTCGATGTCGTTGTGTTGCTGCAATCCCAGCGCGGCGTTGAGCGCGTCTAGCGTTGTCCAGATACCCCCTCGACCGTCGTATTTGTATCGGATGCCCTGATCATTGGCCCAACGCACGACGGTCGCGGTACGGGGGGAGGGTCCAATCGGTGCGCACAGCCGCCGCAGATCCTCAAACGTAAGTACCTCACCGCTCATGCATCTTGCTCCTTGGTCCACTCCCGCCTGTGCCGCCATTGCTCGCGCATTTCCTCCACGAGCAAGTCAGCAGCCGCATAGCCGCGCTGGGCGGCTATGCGGAGCCTCAGTTCTCGCACCCTGACCGCGTCCACGTAGCCCTGCCTTAGCCAGTGGCGCGCCTCGCAAGCCCTGCGAAACCCTTCCATGTTTGCGCCATCGATCATCGCTGACGCGTGCCGGTGAAGCGCAGACCGAGCTGCACGACGTTCTGTGCGCAGGGACGTGACTGACGAGGGGTGCGGATGCGATGAGCACGCCGCCATTCGGTCATGGCCAACTCGAAGCTGGGGTGCTTTTGTGTGCGCCCACATGCGCACTCGATGAAGTGCCCGCCGCCCGCCTCGGGGCGGCGGGCGTCGAGCACATGGCGAGACAAGTGCCCGTTCGTGCAGGGTGGCAAAGGACTATCGTGGTTGACCTGACGTTGCGTCATGGCCCCTCCTGGCGCAATGCGCGCTCGGCATCCCGCTGATGCTGCACGGTGTCGGAGTCGATCCGGTCCAGCGCCTCGGCAATGGTGTAGTCCATCTCCGCCAGCCAATCGGCACGATTCAGCACCAGAGCGGCGGTCAGCGCCTCCCCAGTGGACAAAGGGCCGGGCCCTCCCATACGCGCAGCGGCGCGAGCAACCTCAATCGTGCGTTGCAGGTTCATGGCTGCGTCCTCCATGCGGCGCCGAGCTGGGCGCGTGCTTCCTCAGCACGGATGAGGCGCAACCCCCAGCGTACCGACCAGGTGCGCGCCTGCTGTTCGTCGCAGGTCAGAATCAGTTGCCCGGAAGATTCCAGGCGATCAGCCATGAGCAGCCTCCCGCCGCACAGCCATGCGAGTGCGGCGACGCAGGCGCTGTGGCACCTGTCCAACGGCCAGGCCGGTCTGGGTGAGGCGCGGACGGCGCGTCGACCACAGCTTGTAGACCAGCGCGCCACCGGCCGCCGGCGCCAGGACCACCACCAGGGCAAGCAACTCACCCATTGGCCACCTCCCGTGCGGCCTGCGCTACCGCAGCTGCAGCAGCTGCAGTTGGCCTGCGCGGCAGCATATTGGCCAGATCAAAGGGGAAGTCCAGGCCATCCATGAACTCGGCCAACTCCGTGCTAATGCGATCTTCCGCCGTGGTCCACAGGCGGGGGCCGTCGACGAGCTTCCAGCCAGTACCAGTGCCGCGACGCCGCTCCCAGGACTGACGCACCTGGCGAAGCGGCCCCATGTTCAGGACGGCAGTGACCACGACCGGACCATGTGTGACGTGCGTGGTGATGGTCGCTGAGCAGTCGCCCATGCTGCGATCGTAGGCGACGACGGCCGGCGTGGTAGCCTCCGGGCCGGGTCCGGTGCCCGAAGCCAGCAGACGTGCTGCCGCGGCTGGACGTGTTCCAGTGTGCTGTTGCATATCGACTCTCCAAAGTTGCGTTGGTGGAGGGCCTTGGGGCGGTGTTCGAGCACCGCCCGCCGGCCCGCTGGTGCGGGTTAGATCAGGTCGGCGCCGGATGGCGGGATGCTGGGGTCAGGCTCACGCAGACGCTGCGCGCTGCTGAGGACATCAAGCAATTCGTGGCGAATGTATTCGGCCACTGCCGCCGGTCCGTCGTGATTGATGCCAGCCTCGATCGCGATATCGTTGGTCAGCGCGGCGAGCAATGTGGTCGCGTGGTAGGCGAGCCAAAGCCGGGACTGACCTTCTTCGCTGATCGAGAAGTCAGCGTCCTCTGGCAGCTGTGTGTTCGGGTGAGCGGCGTCCATCAAGCCACCTCCAATGCAGGCATGCGCTCGATGACCCATTCCTGCAGCGCGGCGGCCTCGGCTTCCGGCATGATCACGTGCAACGAGCCGATGATCAGGCCAGTTCCGTCATCGACAAGAAACAACGCGCTCGGCTCGTCAATCGCGCTGCAGGCGAACATCACCGGTGGGCGATCATGCAGACCGTCGGCGTAGAGCTCGGCCAGCACATCGGTCGCCCGGATCTGCACGAGCAGGTAGACGCCGGGAGCGACGCGCAGCGCCTTGTGCATGTCGCGCCGGCTCACTGGCGCACCTCGGCCAGGTCGGCATTGATGCTGGAAATGGCAGCCTCGACATCGGCCAACGTCAGCGCCTCGGGTGCTTTGCCCATGGCCTGCAGCTTCGCCTGCAGGGTGAGCCAGGCGGTGTGGTTCCAGTCGAGGGTGTCGGCGATCAGGCCGAAGTAATGGGCGATCTGACGCGCGGCATTTGCCGGCGCTTCTTGGGCGTCGTAAGACATGCAGGCTCCTAAGTTGTTGGAGTCCGCCACAACGCTGTCAAACGGGGTGGCGGACGATGCGCGGTTGACAGACCGGTAGGAGTCACCGGCAGGCCCGAAGGCCTCCGCACACCGCCCGCCATAGAACTGGCTGGCACGTACCCACGACGACACAGCGGGCATGAAAAAAGCGCCGTGCATCGATCGATGGGCGCTGGTGCGCCTCCTAGTCGGGCTGTCAAACCCGGTCGCCGATTGTGCGGCGACGCAGTAATGGTTGCTCTGCTGCTGAGTGAAAGTCAACGAAAATTTCCAGAAATTTCCAACATGAGAAAGCGCGCTCATTTGGCGAACACCCAGCACTTAACGGTGGTACCGACGCCAGTCAGGTCGTCCTTGAGGACAGCGCTGTTGACGGCCACGTTCGCGCCGATGAACTTGTGCCGGCGCGAGTCTCCGAGCAGCGCACGCAGCACCTTGAGATCGGGCACGGGCTGACTGAACTGCGCGGCCCGTGCCGCGAAGTGATTGAGGTTGATCGCAATGCGCTGCGCGTCGCGGCTGTGGTTGACGACGGCTTTACCGTGGCCGGTGGCTTCGAGGTATTCGTAAACCTCCCAGAACTCGTTGACCATCGCGTGGTCGGCGCTGATCGCCTTCTGCCGTTCCAGCGCCATGTCCAACAGCGCCAGCCGCGTCTGCTCGACCATGTCGTCAGGGATGGTGATGACCAGGCGCAGGCAGTCGAACAGCGCCAGCATCTGGGCGTGGTTCTTGATGACGCGTTCCAGGCGCAGATCCTGCTGCGCGCGTAGCTTGGCCCCAAACACCTTCACCCGCTCGGCGAACAGATCGAGGATGGCGCGCTCCTGGCGGACGGCACGCACAAGGAAGTAGCTGACTTCTTCGACCTGCAGCGCGTTGAGGTTGTCGGCCGCGATGCGGCTTTCGGTGGTGACCTGCGGGCGTTTGAAGTGCAGCTTCACGATGCGCGTGAGGATCGCTTCGCTGGCATCCACCGCAGCGTTCTGGGTGATCACGATCGTGCCGCGAAACGGTGGCTCATAGGTCTCGTTGCCGCCATTGCGCACGCCGCGTGTTGCCAGCGTGCCGCCGCCGAAGAAGTCCTTGGCCGGCCTCCTGCGCACCGTGTGCGGTCTTGAGTTCGCGTGCGGTGCGCACAGCACGCTCGAACTCGGCATCGCAGCGGTGGGCGTGCTGGTGGCCTTGATCTGTTGGGCAAGCGTGCGCACCGATTGCCGCTGCGCATCGAGCGTGGCCTTGGCGCGCTGTGCCAGCGCGACCTGCTCGCGATAGGCGCCGATGTCGCGGTGTTGGCTGTTGAGCTGGCGCAGCGCGTCGCGCTGGTTGCGCAGCGCGGTGGCAACGCCGCGGCTACCGCTCAGCACGCGCCGGAACGGACCGGTGGCGCGGTCGACGGCGCCCAGGATGACCTGCAGGCGCAGATTGTCGGAGGCCGCCATTTAGGCGGCCTCGTGGTTCGGGTAGGGCATCATTCGGCTCCGCTTCGCAGGCGGGCACGCTCGCGCCACGCCGTGAGTTCGTGCAGCGACCAGCCGTCCATCTCAGACGGCGGCCAGTGGAAGATGGCCGCGATGTCGGCCATCGCATCCTCTACGCAGTCGGGGAAACCACTTCCCTCTGTGCCTTCGGCAAAAAAAGCGCCACCTCCTGGCCGACCGCCAACAGATCGGCCGGATCCATCGCGTTGACGTCGGCAGTGGTCAGCGTGGGCGAAGAGATGCGCGGCAGCAGCGTTGCCAGCGCAGTGACATCCATCTGCAGCAGCTCGGCGAGCTTGAGGCCGCGCAACTCACCGGCGCCGGGCTTGCGCACCTTGAGATCGGTGATGGTCTGCTCGCCGCGCGTGATGGGCTGGTCGAGGGGAATGGCTGGGGAAAAGGTCGGGGTCATCGGAAGGTCTCAGGGCTGAGGCCTGGCGGCGCCAGGCCGGAANCCTTGTTGAGCGGGAAGACAGCATCATCCGCATCGGCGGCCGTGGCCACCAGGCCGACGACAGCCGTGGAGACGGTGCGGATGGTGCGCGTGCCGGCGCTGAGTTCGATGACGCGAACACCGTGGTGGTAGGCGGTGGACATGTATTCCTCGATCAGGACGTGCGGAAGCGGAGCGGAATGGTCAGGCGCGAGCGCGCATTGGCTGGGGCAACGTCGGTGCGCTGCCCTTCGATGGTCAGCAGGAAGCTGCCCGGCGCTTCGCCGACGACCAGGTCGACGCGGGTCAGGCGCAAACGCGGCTCCCAGCGCATCAACGCAGTGGCGGTGGCGCCGTAGAGCATCGTGCGTGTGGCGCCGTTGAATGGCTGGTCGATCAGTTCGGGCAGCAGCGAACCGAAGTCGCGGCGGTGCACGCGCGTGCCGATAGGCGTGGTGAGGATGCAGGCGATCGACTGGGCCAGGTGTTCCTCGCCTTCGATCAGCCGACCGGTGTTGGCATCCACACCTATCACTGCGGTCCACCGCTGAGCGCGCTGCCGGCGGTCACGCCGGTGGTCTTGTGGTTCTTGAGGCTGATCCCGCCGCCGAGCACGTCGGTGGTCGCAGTCGCGGTACCGGTGATGCTGGTATCGCCGTTGAGTTGGGTGGTGCCGTTGACGGTCAGCGGACCGTTGAGAGTGATGCCACCATCGGCGGTGATCGTGGCGATACCGCCGCTGGGGAGCGTGGCCTGCAGCGCGTGCGCGTCGGTGTCGTACTGCAGCTGCGCCCCATCGGCAAAGCGCAGCACGTGCAGTGTGTCGGAGGCGGCAGGCGCAGCGAATTGGTCGGAATACAGACCGCGTAGTACCAGGCCATCGGCCAGGTCGCCGGCCGGCGACAGCACCACAACTTGTTCGCCGATTGCCGGCGCCGACCAGATGATGGTGGTGCCGGCCAGCGTGACGACCCAGGGTAGATAGTCGGTCAGCATCTCGCCGACCTGCACGCGGCACCGCGCGTTCACCAGGTTCACCTCGGCGACGGTGCCGAGGCGAATGGCGTTACTCAGTGCGGAGGATGCATTGCCCATGCATCCATGTTCGGTGGCGGCATGCTGTGGCGCACTTGAATCGATTCGTATAACGGTTGGCTACACGGAGTGCAGTCGATTGCATTTGATCAAGCGACGTCGGCGTGCAGCGCTTTATGAGCCAGTATGCGCCGGAGCTGGCGTCAGGCGAAGCCGACTGCCTCTGCAACGAGCGTAATGACCGTGGTTGAAACATAGCCGGTGGCATTGTTACGGATACGAATGGTCAGCCTGCCTTCCCCATAGCACTCGTTGCCTGATCCCGAGAGCGCAGTGGATGTGATGCCGCAGCCATAGTCGCCGGTCAACGGCGAATAGTTCGCAGCTGTGTTGGAAGATGTCCCATTGCGATTGCCGCGCAGCCAGGACACGGCAAAATCTAACTGCACAGAATAGTTGCTCGCCGGTTGACCGCTAGGCAGCCACGTTCCGGAAGTTGGAGAACCGCTAACCCCTTTCCCGGAAAGGCCGAGCGCCCATGTCCCATTCGCTCGAATCCAGAACGATGCGCTTGCCGTCTGGCTGCCGCCTTCGGACGTGGCGGCTTGGCTGCCCGCGTAATAGTGGACGCCATTGTTGGACAGCGTGTAGACCGCGCTGCCCTTTCTCGCCCATCGGTTACTGAGGTCAGAGCCCGCATTGTCACGGTAGCCAACGTCCGCCGCTCTGCTTCCAAATGCCAACGGTGCATACCGACGGTGCAAGTCGTTGCCATCGTTCGAGCGGTAGCCCGATGCGCTGCCAACGTCACCCTGCACGTACAGGTCGAAGACATCATCGAAATCGAGCCCTGCGCCCGTGCGAAATCCCGTTGCCATATTAGGCAATCGCCGGCGGCAGGGCGGCAGCAGCCTCGTTGTGCAGGCGGTCATAGACGGCCTTCAGGTAGACGACGACGCCTGCAGCGCTGACATTTGACAGATCCTGGCCGGTTACAGGATCCGCAAGGCCGGCGGCGAACATGCGCGTCGCGATGGCATCTGAGGTTGTGGTGAGCGGCTCCCGGCCATCCAACATGGCGGTCTCAACTTGCAAGTGCAACACGTGAGTTGAATTGAGCGATCTCTTCTTCCAGCGCCTGGTTCGGCGTCTTCCAGCCAAGCGTCTGCCGTGGCCGGGCGTTCATCAGGTCGGCGACGTTGTTGAGATACTCCTGGCTCGCCTTGGACAAGTCCGCGCCTTTTGGCATGAACTGGCGCAGCAGGCCGTTGGTGTTCTCATTGCTGCCGCGCTGCCAGGGCGCATGTGGATCGGCGAACCAAAGATCGATGTTGAGCCGCTTCATCAGCTCTGGATAACACGTCATCTCGGTTCCGCGGTCATAGGTGAGGCTTCCCAGTAGGAAACGCGGCAGCTTCTTCATCTGTCGCGTGAAGCCCTCCAGCGCATCCTGTGCAGTACAGCCATCCATCTTGCACAGCACCACAAAGCGCGTCTTTCGCTCCACCAGCGTGCCTACGCACGAGCGGTTGAAAGCCCCTTTGATCAGGTCGCCTTCCCAGTGCCCAGGAATCAAGCGCTGCGCCACCTCTTCAGGCCGATGGACGATACGCAGCTCCTCCGGCACCCACGTGCGCTTGGCAGCGGTTGTACGGCGCAAGCCTCGCGTCGGCTTGTGCTGACGAAGCGCCTCCACAAGCTCTTTCTTCAAACCACCACGCGGATGCGCGTAGATAGCGGCGTAGATTGTTTCGTGACTCACGCGTTGACTTGGATCATCCGGATGCATGGCCTTGAGCTTGGCAGCAATTTGCTGGGGCGACCAACGATACAGAACCAAGTCGTCACGCACCTGCTGAAAGAGCGCACTGCCTTCAACAAGCCGGCGCCTTCGAACGCACGCTCTGCGGCGCAGCCGATAGTTGCTGGCTGCGCTGGTTGCCGCATAGACAGGTTCGCCCTGTCGCCTTATCTCGCGCGACAGGGTGGACGCACTGCGATTGAGTCGCCTTGCAATGGAGTTGATGCTCATTCCGTTACCAAGTTCGATTTGAAGCAAAGCGCGTTCTTCGGAACCCAGGTGTCTGTACTGTGTGCCCATGCCGCTACCCTACGTCAAGGCGGGGTGTTGCACTTGGAAGTTGAGTCTAAGCATCTTGTTCACAGCGCCATCCAGCAGCAGAAACTCCATGCCCTGGAAGACTACGTTTGCCACGCCGGTCAGCGGGTCGTAGAAGAAATGGGACTCCACGGCGATTCGCTCAACGTCAACGCCTGGCGCAAGTGTGCGGATTCGAGAATTACTCTGCATGGGATCTACCTGTTGGGTCAGTGACTGGGGCGTAGGTCAGCGAGATCCGCCTGCAACTGTCGAACGGCAGTGGATAGTTGCTTGATGGCGTTGAAGGCGACGGGTAGCAGCTGGTCAATGTGCACTGCCGGGACCAGTTCGCCCTGAAAGCTCACGCCATGTGCATCCACTGTCTCGGGCATCACCTCCAGCAGCTGCTCTGCATCGAAGAACAGACGCACGCGGCCATCCGGGTTGTACTGCTCCTTGTAGCGCCCCAGCAGCGTGGTGACCTGTTCCACCTCGGCCAAGCCGTAGGGCAAAACGCCGATGATGTTTTTCAGCTTGCGGGAAGAGCCGAAGTCAAACCCGCCAACGGCTGATAGCGCGCCAGAAGTAGTCAGCCCCATGCGCTGCTGCAATGCGCCGTTGTAGGTCGCCATGCCGATACGAAGGTGACCGTTTTCGCTCCAAAAGCCGATGTTGTAGGCGCCGTCGATCAGTCCGAAGCCGCCACCGAAGCTGCCGGAGCTCAGATGAGCAAAGCTGTTGACGCCGTTGCCTGGGCTGCTCACGGTCGCCTTCAGCAGTAGGCTTCCTGCGGTGTTCAGTACGGCCTCTGCCGCGCCGTTGAAAGCGCCGTTGGGTCGAAGATAGATACTTGTGCCACCCTCAGCCCCGAGGACAGTGACGTTGCTCTTGTTGATGAAATAGCCCGATGCGGAGCCAAAGCTATCGGCGTGCACGGACCCTCCGAACGAGCCTGCACCTGTGACGGCGAGTTGCGTGGTTTCGAGGTAGAGCGCGTTGGCGCCGGTCCGGATGCGACCTGCGACCCAGGAATTGTTCGCCGTGTTGACGAAATCCATAACAGGCGTGCCGTTGCCATAGTCACGCATGAGTACCCGGCCGGCGGTGGAGACGATCGCGTCGAATGCGCCTTGTGCACCGCCGCTCAGATTGATCCCCAAGCGCGGCACCGTGAGCTGCCCCGTTATGGCGTCGCCACTCTTGAGCACGTAATTGGCGTGCGAATGCTCGGCGAGTGTGAAGGTTTGCGGCTTGTTGCCGACCTGGTCCCACGACGGCCACTGGCTCGCGGTGGCAGGGATGCCGGTCAAGTTTTCCCAAGCCCGGTAGTAGGCGCCATGCTGCCCGTCGAGCTTGTCGGCATCCAAGTTGTTGCCGGCCCCTTCATCCTTGAGGGCAGCTCCCTTCAGTTCCAGGGCGGTACGCAGCAAGGCGGCGCTGGTAATGCCCAGCAGTCCACGCATGAAAGCCGACGGCGCATCGGCTCCCAGGCGGGCATCCAAGATCCTCTTCAACAACCACGTGGTGATGACGCGGATTTTGTCGGTGCCTGCGGTGGCTTCTTCTTCAGTGGCGAGTTCGACGATTCCGGCCATGTCGGTTGTGGCGGCCGGGTCAGTGAAGTTGGTTGCGCCGAAGGCGAGCTGTTTTACATCGATGTCGGCAAAGACCGCATCCACGGCGAGCAACATCATTGCGGCGGCTGCCTTGCCAAGTAGAAGCGTCTGCTGGCTGTACACCGGAAACAGCGTGCCGTTGGACAGGTACATGCCAAAACCGTAGCAGTCATAGACGGCGTCGGATTCATCACGAATGGACACATGAATCGTGTCGTCGGCGGTGACAGCCCCGCCCACAGCCGCTACCCGCTTGATTTCGCTCGGCATCGCGGTTAACGCAGCAGAGACACTGAATGGCGCGCCTGCGATGCCAACATGGCTGATCAGCACCGGATTGGTACCGGTGTTGGGTTCATTGACCAGCGCGGCGCGGCCGGCGGTGGTGACTTGGAGCTTGAGACCGGGCATGTCGGGGTCCAGTTACTGGGCATCCATGAGCAGGCGCCGGTAGACGGCTGGCCGCGCGACGGCGAGTACGCCGATGCGGGCCTCTGCTTGGAATCCCTGGGTGAAGGTGGAGTGGGAACGGACAGGCTTGGTGCGCTCGACCTCGGCGATAACCTCATTGACGAAGCGAGACGTTGCGTTCTGGCCATCGGTCCCGGTCAACGTGAGCGTGAGCTCGAAAGTGTGTGGCGCGCCGCGCGGGTCGGTCTGCCACCACTCGCGGATGGCCACCGCGCCGCCGAACGACTCGACCACCATCCGGACGCTGTTGGCCGTGCCCTTGCGCCGCTGGATAGCCATGGCGCTACGCAAGCGCGAGCGCTTGACCGCATCGCTCCAGTCGGCCCTCCAGTCGTCCACTGATAGCGTCCAGGCCAGCCACGGCAGATGGCCTGCTGGGCACGTGTCAGGATTCCACAGATCCGTGTACGGCAGCGGGATCGCTTCCAGGCGATCGGCGACGGCCGCCAGGGCGCGCTCCATCGGCGTGGCATTGGGTGGCAGCGGTGAACTACTCATCGATGCCGGCGTGCACGATGTCGATCGCGGTGCAGTAGGCGGCCTGCGTGCGGCTGATCCGGATGTCGGCTGCAGGCGAGTCCAGCTCGATGCGCTGCACACCATCGGCGAACAGTTTGGCCTTGATGGCAGATTCCGGTACATCGCGACCGATGCGGTGCGCTTCGGCGAGATAGGCCTGCAGGCTGCGCAGGGCTTCGCGCATGACCACCGCCGAGTCGGGGCCAGCGTAGTGTAGACGCGCCCACGGATGGCATACGGGACGATCTGCGCGCTCTGGACCGCGACTTCATCGGTCAACGGGCGCACGTCGGCATCGGTCAGCACGGCAGTCACTTCGTCGAGCAGCTCCTGCGGCGCGGCGCCATCGCCAGTGCGCGATTGCACAGTGACCAACACTTGACCAGGCGCAGGGCTGGTCGCGCTGGCGTCCATGACATCCGCGGATGCGCTGAGTGCATGGTAGATGTAGGCGCCCTCGGGGCCGGCCACACTGAAGCCCTCGGGCGCCAGCTGGATGCGGCGGCGGAAGTCCACGTCCGACTCACGGGTCGGTGCAATGCCGTTCTCCGGCCGCCCTGGATCGAGCACCAGGCGCGCGACGCCAAACAAGGCGCCCAAGTGATCGAGGTTGTTGCCGGTGGCGAAGGCCAGCATCGTCTGCTGCGCCTTATCGTTGGCACGCTGGCGGAGCAGTAGCTCGCGGGCTGCGAATAGCTGCAGGATCTTGTAGACCGGATCGGCTTCCGAGAACGCGGAGAACTCTGGCAGCAGCTTGCGAAATTGGGCTAGCGCTTCCTCGAATATCGCTTCGAAGCCCAGTACCTCAATTAGATCTGGAGCTTGAAGTTTAGACAGGTCGACTGCAGGGCACCTCGAATAACCATGCCGGAGTCGATGTGGCGCATGCATGGAGGTGACGATGCTTGGAAACATCGCTGACATGGTCGGCCAAGCTCT